CGGTATCCTTGCGGAGGTGATACCAATCCGTCAAACTTCGAGCGAAAGCTCTGGAGTTAGATTTCCAATGGTCGGTATCCTTGCGGAGGTGATACCAATCCGTCAAACTTCGAGCGAAAGCTCTGGAGTTAGATTTCCAAGTGGACGAGCGCGACTCCACCAAGCGCGGGCACTGTTGAACAGGTTTGCCATCCTGCGGTACTTGACTACAAATTTGTAGAAGGGGAAACTGATCCCTTGAGCAAGATCCTAGACCGGAGCCACAAATGACCAGGTTGGTCAGCCGTGACTACCGGGAAGTCAGATCTCACCACGAAGCGAGCCGGAACGTAGGTGTCGGTCAAATGGGCGTTCTCCGATTCCTCAGGAGTGCTCCAAGATAACTTAAACCATTTGTTCGAGAACTCATCACAAGGAAGAGCGCTCGTAACAGCGTTGCCCATGGACTTCATGGACGTGTGCAGCAAGCTGCTGCCATCCCCACCCCCCCACACGTTTGAAGTTGTGAAGGAAGTGGAGGAGGCCATAGTGCGGGTATTAGTTGGGACGCTATCTGCATAATCGAGGAGAAATCCCATTTCAATCGACCCATCTGTCTGAGTAGAACATCTGGGGAGATATACGATTTCCCAATGCTTAGGTCTCCACAACGCATACGCCTTCGCTATGGTTCCAACACGATCCAAGGCAGCGGGTGACACAATGAATACCTGGGAGTCAGTAGTCCCAGCTGTACGCTGGAAACCACCTAGGTAGCTGGTGATCATACCGGTATCAAACCAGTCACTCACACCAGCAGTCCTGCCTCTACCAGCCTTCAAGGTGGAACCAACCGCTGCCGGAGGGTTCAAAGGTCGAGAGACTGGCTCCATCGACCGTCCACGCCTCCTGCGGCGGCCCCCAGGCTGCCTGGCCTGAGGTTTTGGTTGTTGCGGGGCTTTCGTTGCTGCTCCTTTCCTCACCATCATTTCCGGAGACCCGGCCAATCCGGCGGAGGTATCTGACGATCTGGCCCCAGCGGCGAGAAGAACTTAGCTCCATCTCCAAGCTTTCCACATCATGTGGTCCACTGAGATATCGAAACAAGCACTTGGGCCACGTTTCCAGTTCCGCTCGACCCTTAGAGATGAGGTGGGAGCAAAAGCTCACCTCCTTCAAATCTCCATTGGGGAGCACTGGACACGCTTCATACTCTTTGCAGAGATGGCCTAGTGCTGAATATTTCCTGGGAGCATCATCAACCCATCCCTCGACAGAATCATCTCCCATTGCGATACACCAAGGCGAGCCGATGAGCTCAGCCATAAGGCAGCGAATGCGGGAGTTGGAACTGGAGGTACAGTACGACCCGGACTTCATGAGACCGGGCAGTTCCTGGGTCAAGAGCTCTCCATTCGTTAATTGAAAAGTGGCATTCATCAAGCAGTAAAACCGCGATATAGCCGCTTTCGCCATCAACGCTGGAAACGAGCCTAGCTCAATCCTCATAGATACGTCAGCCCAGAGTTCCCAATCCTGAACGGACCAGTCAAACCCTGAGATGTCAGCCATGGCACCCGGGTGGGTCTGGTGCTTGCGCGCCAAATCCTCCCATAACAACGCGACTTGGCTAGCTTTCGACAAGCCCATCCCTGGTTTAGAGGGATTAGAATGCCACAGAGCAATCTCTGTGGTGTTCTGGGGCCCGAAAAGCATGCGTTCCACCAGTTGATCTACAAGCGAGACAGAAGAGATAAGTCGAAACCGACCTTGTTCAATCTTCTGTCGAGAATGTGGTTCCTGTTTGACGAAAAGTCTTACAGGATCACACAATCCTCGTTTCACGAGTTCTTCTGGGGACCAGTCGTGCTGGCGCGGGTCTACGGATGCCAAGGCATGGAGCCTCTCCACCACAGCCTCACACACCAAGGGCCAGGCCACATCAATTACTTGCTGGTTGCTGACCCCGATTTCGGCGAGGGGGACGCCGGGACTTGCTTTGAGGTTGATTTCCCCCGAGTGCGCGATCTTTTCGATTTCTGCGACGAAGTCTTCGCGGCACCATGGCTCTCTGCGGAAGCAGGAGCGGGGTCGGGACTTCGGGTACTGGGCTTGGAGGTTAGTGATTGCCAATTGCAGATTGGCGGGCGCTTCGACTCTCTCAAACCTGCCGGCTTGGAAGAGGAGCGATCCGATTTCTGCTTTTGATCCGCGGCTTGGCCAGGCGAGTTCTTTGAGCTCAGGGAACTCTGTCTCAGCAGCTCGAACATCTCTGTGAACCGCTCTGCACACAGCTTCTCTAAACCGGCAACTCGACTTTCCAGCGGATCGGAATGGCATGCCGCTGGAATTGATGATTCCTTCGTCACGCCAGACGTAACCCGCGTACTCGATAAGTTGGCCAAGGGCGGACTGTCCCGTAGGGAGCCCGCCCGCTGGCAGTTTAAAGGCCGGATTGCAGTTTCCTGGGTGTCCTCGTCATCACTGTCACCCCATGCTTTTCCTCCACTCAGAGGCTTGTACCTTGCGATACGCAACGCCTCAGCTGTAGTCCACTCTCGGTCGGAGGTTTTCACCTTGATGCCGTTAATATCGTACTCAGTGAAAGCAATTCCTTGCTCCAACCTTTCCGTATACGTCTCTGCATCGAGCTCTCGGGCAGGACCGCTGCTTTGGTCGGGATATAACTCACTGTTTTCCACAGTGACGAATTTCCGCACAACTCTGAAAGCCATAGCCACGTTACACGCTCTATTGACTCCCGCAGAAGGTCTCGCACCCAAGTGCAACCCGACGATTGCGTCCTTGTGGTAGAGTGGAGAGCCTGACCACCCCCCCGTCGTCGTCACTTTCGTGACTATGCGGAAGGGATTTTCCAACTCCGCCACACCTGTGGCGCAGTAGGTGGTCTTTGAGTCTAGGCCTCCATAGACTGTTACGACGGTTCGGCGTTTGAGCAATTCCAAACGTGCCACACCGACGCCTAAAACAGACCAAGCGTTCTTCGGCACGGATACTAGGACAAAGTCCAAGTCCGAATCAGCGGAGCTCGCAACGATTGGGCATCCACTTATCGGTACCTTCTTTCCGTCTCTGCAAAGATGGGTGATGTTAGTCTCCCACACGTGCAAAGCCGTCAATAGGTATTCCTGGCCATCAAGGCCTTTAATCCGAGAACCCCATCCAGATAGTAAGTCATGCGAGTACAAAGCCACAAGGGACTTTGGCGTTTGACTGCTCTCTAGAGGTTGCAGTCGTGAGTTCTCGACCGCCATTTCTACTGTCTCCTTCCTTGTTGAAGCGGTGGACAGAGCAGAAATAGGCAGGATCACATCAAACGACTTGCCGTCATAGATAGCAGGAGCGACATAGCCATACCGGGGGTCGAAAACCGGCTCTCCTATAACCCTTGCGGGGCTAGGACGAGTCGCTTCCAACGTAACGCCCAGAATTAGCTCTGAAGCTTCTTCGCATACTGCGCATACGATCCAGTTGAGCACCACGCTCACTAGGATCCCCATACATATCAGAGTGGGTGGGGAGTCTGTCATGGCTGCCGCCATTGCGACGGATATGAGGAGAGCTAGCTTTGACCAGCTCATCCTGCTCATCAACATCACGGACTTGCAGTTTCCAACAACAGAACAACCCATTCTTGGTCACCCTCAACCAACTAACCTCAGT